GCCGGCGGCGGATTGGCGACCGGCGCCGGCACCGGCTGCGGGTCGCTGACCGGATCGGACCAGCCGGTGTCCGGCGGAACAGTGTAGATGAGATCGTTGAAGGCGAAGATATCCTGCGTGGCATCGATGCGGATGGCGCCGTCGGTGAGGGTGCCGTAGTCGATGCCGAATGCGCGCATGACCATGCCGCTGATGCCGTAGTCGGCCCAGTCCAGTTTGAATACATCGCCGGGTCTAAGCTGCGATGCTTCGCGGTTGCAGACCAGCTTGGCGATCGCCAGCGGCGCCACGGCCTGCTGCAGTTCGCGCTGGGCCACGCGGGCCGCCAATTCGGGCCAGCCGATGCCGGGAAATTGCAGTGTTTCGCTGACGACGGCGCCCTGGATGTCGACCGCGGCCATGTCCTGCACGGTGACGGTTTTGTCGATGTCGTCGGTGCGGTCGCGGTAGACGATGTTGATCTCGTTGGCGTTCTCGCCAAATCCACGGAATGTGAGCCGCTCGAGCGATTGGATGTTGGATTCGTTGAGCGTGATCAGCGTCGCCGGGTCGTAGTCGTCGCGGATCAATTTGAGCACATAGCGGCCGGTGGTCGGATCGGTGTACAACACACCATTGATGTGGCGCAGTATTTCGGCGACGAAATCCTCGATCGGCTGCTGATTGTCCCAGATGATGTCCAGCCCGAAACTCTCGGTATTCAGCGCCTGCGCGGCGGCCAGGAACGATGACTCGTCGATGTCGGTGGCGATGCTGTAGCCCATGCCCCATGAGGTGTCTGTCAGGCATTCGATGACGATGTGAGCCGGGTTCATGCTGTTGCCCTGGCCGAATCCGATGGCTGCAAGACCGGACTGCCAGACGTCGTCGCCGGATCCATCCGCCTTCTTGGTGGTGCGCACCACCTCGAACGACCAGGGTTTGATGTAGGGGTTGTTGGCGGAGACGATCGGGCGCTCCAGAATCGCGGAGACGACGCCGCGGAACGCCGGTATGGCGCTGCCGAGCTGCGATTGCAGGTACGGGTCTTCGGCCTGGGTTTTGGCGCCGAAGCGGAAGGTCACATTGCCGATCACCCCGCCCTCGCGCTCGAACCCGCCGAACAGATACGGTTTGATGATGTTGATGGTGTCGCCATCGATGACGTCCGCCTGCCAGGCAATTTGCTCGCCGACGCGCACGCGTTTGACTTTATCGACCGGCCCATGGCACAGCACCATGTGCATGCCAATCCGGTAGAGGAACGTGCCGCCTCCGCCGCCGCCTTTAGCCATTACATCTGCGCTCGCGGGCGTAAGCGACCAGGCGCGCGGCCATCGGATCGCCGGTGGCCAGAAACGCTTGCTCATCCAAGCCGTTGCGCCGGAAATCGGCGAAGTCCAGCCCGTGCCGATCGAACCAACGGCGCAGGCCGCGGTTGCAGTAGCCGAGCGATTTGGCGTCGAGGTGGCGGACGATCACGGAACCTGCTGGGCGTTCCCTTCGGAGATGACCCAGATATCGCCGTACCAGACGACGTTCGGATTGTTCATGAATCGGGTGCCGAACAGCACCGGGATCGGTTTGCCCTGGCGGATTTCCGGCACTTCGATGTTGAGGTTCGGTTCAGGCTTTTTCGGCTTCGGCCGCAGCACGTAGCTGAGGACCGTGAGTACAACTGAGATAATGAGCATAATTGCTGCGAACATACAGATTCCTCCTAGTTGGTGATCGCATCCCCGGAAAACGGGTCTTTGCGTGGAATGAACGGGAACCCGCCGTAGTTGGGCAGATTGCTGAACTTGTTGGTGCAGTCGTCGACGTTGTGGGCGCACCCCGGCAGCACGTCGATCGGGTCGCCGATTGCCAGGTTGGATATCACACGATCCAGCACGATGGTGTTGCCGGTGTGGCCGACGATGGCCCGGATCAGGTTACGGCTCAGTCCTGCATTCACCTTGCCGTTGACCCAATACCCGTCCGGCTGCGCGTTGAGACCGGCCACATCGATTGCCGTGCCGTTGATGGCGGCGACGGTACCGGTGAGCCGGAACAGCGCCGGGTCGGCCCCGCATTGCGTCGAAAACAGCACGTGCCGGCACGGGAGGCCGTAAACAGAGCGGATGCCGCCCCGCTTGAGGCTGGTGAAGATCGGTTCGCAGCTCATGGTGACATCGTGGCCTTTGAACATGACGCTGATCACACGCCCGCGCCAGATCTGAGCAATTTCTTTTGTCGAATCGCTGCGATGCGACCGATAAATGGTCAGATTCATGAGCCCCTCGGGCGCGCCGCCCAACCATAGCTGCGCCGGCGCCAGATCGAACGGCACATCGAGCGATAATATGTTGCGGTTGATCTCCCGGTTCAGTTCGATGGCGCTGCGCTTGATGGCGGCAGGAATGAATATCTGAGCAGGCGGTGGCGTGTAATATTTTGTGGTATAGGTCGTGTAATAGGTTGTTGTGTAGCCCGCGGATATGATGAACGTCCGGTCGCCCGAGGTGTATAGCCACTGCTCTGCATTGAGATCGAATGTGTATAGCTCGATCGGGTATCCGAGCAGCTTGCTGATTTCGTTTGTGATGTAGCCCATCAGAGTTTCCCGGAGACCAGCGTCAGTTGCGATTCGGCAATGCCTGGCGCGATGTGCGATAGTTCGATTTGATCGTGGTTAAGGCGCATCTGATAAAGGAACGACAGCAGCTTTACATCCGCCTTCGCGATCGCCTGACCGAACGTTTCGGAGAACGTGATCTCTTCCTGATTGGTCGAGGTAGCGACGCTCTGAACAGTCATGTAATACCGTGTGCCATCGATCGTTTTGAGATAAACAGCGCCGGCCGGGTTGCCGTTGGCAAAGGCGGCGGTGTAGCCGATATCCTCGATGAGGATCGAGTTGTCGCCGCCGCCGATATCGAAGCGCAGAGTCATATCCTGCGTGCTGAACACGGACCAGAACGGTTCCAGCTTGCCATTGCGCCTGAACAGAAACCCGCGAAACCGCCGAACTGCGGCAACGTCCGGCATCGAGTAGGTGCAACGGTGGTTGATATTCTCGAACGCCGATCGGTCGAACGCGCGATAGATGCCGGTGTCGAAATCGATCACGCTGAAGTCGCGTTTCCAGTCCGATTGGAACGCTTCCCGCCTGTTGGGTTGATCGTCCCATACGTCCATGTTTTGGAATTGATCGAGCGACACGTTCCATCCAAAGTTCCTATCGATGTCCGCCTGGCATGCGAACGTGATCGAGCCGGTCGCAACATTGGTCGTGTGTTCGGTAAACCGTATAGGAGGCAGCATGACGCCCTGGCATAACGTAAAAACGCGATCACCCGCTGACCAGGCCAGCGTCAAGGCAGAGTCCAGACCAATCGATTGGTTGTATTGCGTCACATAAACGATGCGATGTACTTCGTAATAGGTACTGCTTCGCCAGAATATCAGCCATGTCCCGGGAAACGTGACTCCTGAATCCGTTGAATCGCCGGTGATGCCGGCAATATCATCCAGCTCGACCGACGTCGATCCGATCGGATAATCGTTGACCAACTGCCTCGGGTCGGTCCAATCCGGCAGCCACATGCCGGAGCCTGATTTCTCGTGCAGCTTCATGCGCAGCCGCTGCGCTGCGCGGCCGGTCACTGCAAAGTTATAGGAGAACGTCCGCCGTGGATTGTGGCGCAGCCGGATGCGCTGCTCATTGGTATTGAAGCCAGGCAATACATCGGTCAGCCATTCCAGCCGCTCGACCACTGGATCGGACCAGTTGGGCGGCACATTGATGATGTTGTCGCTCATTGTCTATCACGCTCGGGACGGCAGGTCTGCGAGAGCGATCGTTCCCGGAACGGCGCAGATTGAAAAAATCTCTTTCATTCCCAGCTCGCCCAAATCACCCTTTACATCGATGATGCCGGTTGATGGATCGATGGCTGCGATCGAACAGCTGCCATGCCCTGTTTTTTTGTTGATCGATGTGCCGGCGAAAATGCGATCTCCGGCAAAATCCAGTCCGCGTGTAAATCCAGGCAACGTCTGTAATGCGCTGTATTTGCCGTCATCGATTGTTCCAACGCTCTGGCTCCCGGATTCACAGATCCATATTTTTCCACCATGCCATCTCGGAGAGTGCGGTTTATCGATTCCGCGAGCAGCGACAGCATTGTGCTCGATATCGAACACAACACCGGCGCCGGCCGACTGGATGGGTTGGCTGCCATCGGAGAATGCGGAAACATAGCGTGGTTTGCCGTCACGCATTCCAATTCCGTTCAGGTGATGGCGGCCATGATCGGCCTGATATGGTGGACGCCATGCCATGGCATGATCATCCCGATATCCGCAGACAGATAGACAGTCGTTTTTCGTATTGACGAAAATCAGCTCCCCATTGGACTCATAGCTCATCTCATGAACGTTGATCGGCCCGGTGGTGTAATAGCGGTTGACTTTGTATGGTCCATCATCCCGCCACAGATATTCGATAATCCTGTTGTTCGATGCGATCGCGATGCGTTCATCTGATATCGCAATCCCCATCGGCCGCGGTATTTCGATCGTTTCGATTCCTGCCCCGGTAATGACTATGACGGTTCCGGAAACATAGCAGGATGCGATGATCGATAGCTGCAGCTCGGCGCATAGGTCGATCATTTGTTTCATTATTGCCCCAACGCCTGTTTGTTGCGGTTGATCACGTTGATCACTTTCTGCTCGAACCTCGGCGTGCTGGCGTATTCGTCGAGCAGGTGCGCGTAGTCCTCAAGCTGCATGTCCAAGTAAATCCTGCATTGCTTGCTTGCAGCGGTTCTTGAGCAGTTCCTTTCTGGTGTCGCGGTCATGTCCTGCTCCCAGCAGGACGGCGTTGTATGCCTCCAGTGTCACCAGCACACCAAGCTCTTTGTCTGAGAGTGCGGCACGGTCTACCTTTTTGAATTCCCCAGTCAGCGCCCAGTTCACCAGCTTGACTTCATTCGCAAAATGAAAATGCCGGGTGGTTTTCCCTTCTAGTCTTCGCACCTCTTGGAGAGTCCGTGACATCATCTTGTATTCCAGCGCGGCTTCTGCCCGGTGCTCGATCCATTCTTTCTTGAGCATGTTCCGAAGATGGCGTTCCATCTTGTTGAAGGCATCAATGAAATTTACTTTCCATTGATGTGCTTCTTTGCCTGTGAACCCCATAGCCAAATATGAGAAACCATCACGAGTTAACTCATATTGTTTGTTGGTTTTGCCAGACTCATCTATGTATTCACTGAGCACAAAATTGTGCTGAGTGAAATCATCCTTTGGCAGTGATTTAATCTTTCTAAGAATCGTCCTATGTTCTTTTTTGAACTTCTCAGCAAGCAGCAGACTGGTGGTAAAGGTCTCACCATTAGGTCTTTTCAAAACTATGTCGCTCATCTGTCCACTATCCCCCCAACGCCTGTTTGTTGCGGTTGATCACGTTGATCACTTTCTGCTCGAACCTCGGCGTGCTGGCATATTCATCGAGGAGATCCGGATCGAGCACGTTGAACACGGCGATGTTGGCCGGCGATGGTGCGGCGGCTGCCGGAACAGGCGATCCGGCCTGCTGCGCCAGGGTGCCAACCAGCCCGCCGGCGGCGAAGGCCTGTATCTGTGGCGGCCGGGTCATATTGTTGATCGCATGCAGAAAGTTGGTGCCGACCGCCTCGACCGCCCGGGCCCGGACGACGAATTCACCATTGGATAGCCGTGCCGGGATCGAATCGGATGTCGATGTGCCGGGGCCGCGGATTTCGCCGCCTTCCGCCAGTCCCAGCCCGCCGATGACTTTTACCAGCGATTTCACCAGTGACAGGATGGTGCTGGTCAGATCGGAGAATCCGCCGGACAGAATACCGCCGATGCTGCTGAACAGGCTACCGAATCCAGACGACACCTTGTCGAACAGGTCGCCGAAGAAGGTGTCTGCGGAGCCGAATGCGGCATCTTTCTTTTCCGCCAACTGGTCGGTGCCGTCGGTTTTCTTGGACGACGAGCCTGAGAGGATGTCACCAATGCCGGACAGTCCTCCTGCTGCGCTCACATCCTTGACGAAGACGGGTGCTGCTTCGGTTAGTCCACGCGCTGCACCTAAAAGGCCTCCTGCTGCAGGCTGCTGTCCTGGTTTTTCTGCACCGCCAAAACCGAGCAGCCCTGGAATTGTCTGCAAAAAGCCGCCCTCGCGCTGCCCGCCCCGCTTTTTTTCTCCGAATAAGGCATCGGTAATGTCTGATGCTGCTGCTTGGGATGCCATCCGTCGCAAAGTATCGACGAACGAGAGCAACATGTTCTGCAGGTCGGCGTCGAACGGGTCGAACAGAAACTTTTGCAGCGTCCCATCGATTTCATCTGCGGTCTGCTCGTAGGCGCCTTTTAGAGCATCGAGCTGTTGCTCCATCGCTTGCAGATTGATCAGTTTTTCCACCAGCGCCACACCTGCGGCATCGCCCATGGCCAGCAACTGCCGGATCAATTCCGCATATTGGCTGCGCATCTGCTCAAGGCGCAGCGTTGTTTGTTCCGCGATGTTTCCGGTCAGCTCGGCGACGCGCAGCCGGACTGCGAGCATCTGCTCGCCCAGGTCGCTCTCGGCCCGGGCCTGTTCGCGTACCAGGGAGACGGCAACGCCGGCGCGCTGCAGCTCCAATCGGCGGATGTTGGCGAGGATGCGCAGCTGCTCGATACGGCTGTCGGTCAGCGTCAGCAGTTGGTGCTGCGTCTCGATTTCGCGGTCGATGAAGTCGGTGCGCAGCTGATCCAGTTCGGCGTAGTAGTCGCGGTAGCTGATTTCGCCGTCGTCCAGCTGCGTCTGCAGTGCCGCCTCGCGCTGGGCCAGCACGTCGCGTTCGAATTCGAGGTCGTCCTGCAGCAGCTGGCGTTTGATGGCGAGCGCTTCGCGGAGCGCCTGTTCCGCCTGTCGAGCTGCGTCTTTTGCCGCCTTTGCTGCAGCCTTTGATGCGCTGCCGTTCTTACTATCACCGAACGCCAGCGTCACGCCGGCATCCGCCTGACCGCTGCGCTGCTGACCGGATGCACCGGCGCGCCCGCGTTCGATGGCGCGCAGTTCCAGTGCAATCGCCTCGGCAGCTGAATTGCCGATGGCGCGCAGGCCATCGGCGGCCGCTTTGCCGGCATCGACGACCGAATCCACCAGGCCGCCGACGAAATCGGTGCCGATGGTTTCGTTGCTGATCGAATCCAGCTCTCCCTGTAACTGCGCCAGATTGCGCCGCTGTCGGCCGATGGCATCCCCGAGCGCGGCGCCGATGCTGTCGAACGAGAAATCGCCGCTGAGTGCGTCTGACACATCCTGTCCAAATGCGACAGCCAGGCGGCGCACGTCCTCGAACGCCAGTGAGAATGCCTGCACGATTGCGCCGGCGATGACGCCGGCGCCTTTGCCGAGAATGACGAACGTCGCGATCGCTGCGTTCACGCCAGCCTTGGTCTTCAGCAGCCATTCGTCAACGCCTGAAGTCGTATCGTCGACGATCGCCCGCCAGGTCTGCCGGTTTATGCCGCTCAGCTCCGACAAGCTGCCAATCATGTCGTCGATCGACTGCCCGATCAGATCGGCGGCCGCCGATATGGTCCCGGTAATCACCCGCC